AAAACATCGAAACACACATCGCAAAGGACAAAGAAATCCTTGACAATCCCTTGATTTCACCTAATCAACGTCGTCACATTGAGGGTGAACTGCACGAATTAGAAGAATATGCTGAACATCATAAGGCAGAGATTGAAGCAGGAGATCATCATGATCCATCACCGCTAGAACTATATTGTGATGCTAACCCATCGGAACCAGAATGTCTGGTTTATGAGGACTAATTAATGTCAGTTACAGACTCTTTACTCAACAGTTCTTTTTTTGGCCGTGATGGTTATCGATATTGGATTGGCAAAGTGCCGTTCAGTAAAACTACCAGTGAAGGTTATAACTGGGGAGAGAGAGTACCTGTTAGAATTTTAGGATATCATACTGAAGATAGATCAATACTTCCAGATGAAGATCTACCAACGGCAATTATTAAAAGACCCACCAGTATGGGACAAGGAAATAATGCTTCTAGTGGAATCGTTGGTGGTGAACTTGTAAGTGGATTTTTTGCAGACGGTGATGATGCACAACAACCAATCATTGATGGTATATATGGTTATTTTGATAAAGATGCTCCAAATGTAAGTTCTGCTGAGTATCAAGATGCAAATAGTGGAATTAATCCATTTGACACCTCATTTCCTTATAGCGATAATCTTCCATTTTGGAGAGTAGCATCAGAGGATAAAAATCCAGATTTAAAATCAAATACAAATAAACAGGGTAAAGAAGCTAAACCATCGGGGGATTTTAAAACCACCATAGTTTCTGACTCAACATCCTATTCATATTTTGTCCCTAGTAATGGAAATACTTGGGAGATGATGAACCTGATGGAGGAATTTGCTGGTCCGAATAATTGTGGAACCGACACTATTTCTAGAATTCAAGTTGAGATATCAAAGATTGCAACCATATTAAACGGTGTAAAAAAATACTATGCAACATATGTTCTTGGCACTGTCAATAAGGTATATGATTTTGCTGGACAAATTAACAAGATCATTGATAATATCGCTGCAGTATTAAGAACACTTATACAAAGAGTTAGAAACTGGGTACTCAAACAAATTAGACAATTAGTCTCTAATGCAATAGATCTTATCTTGGGGGACGTTGCAAAAGATTTAGCAGACTCAATTCTTGCAAAGATTCTTGATATTATATTTTGCATCTTTCAAATCACGATGGATGAACTTCCTGGATTGATTGGTGACTTCCTTGCTGCACTTCTAGATAAATTAGCAGCTGGTCCAATATGTGCTGCTGAAAAATTTGTAAATGCTTTAATTAATAATGTTTTGGGTGCATTGCAAGGTGCATTGAATAGTGCTATGGAGGAGATTAGTAAGTATTTGGATGGTGTGTTAGATATTGGTGGTGCCATCATGGATGTCATTGATCAAATTCTTGGCATTCTTGGTTTCTTGTGTTTGACTAAAAACTGTTCTGAAGTTACAAAATTCAATTCCAGCCCTTGGGGTGGTCCAACAAAACAACAAAAAGATAATTTTGATGAATTCTTGTCTAATTTACAAATACCAGACCCAACGACGGGAGCTCTTGGGTGGTTAGAAGAAGCAGGATTAGGAGATACTTCTGGTCCTAGTGCTTGTGATATTGCAAATGGTGATAAATGTACTCCACCAACTGTTAGTATTTTTGGTGGCAATCCAGTGGCAGAGGCATTAGCATCAGCAGTTATTAGTAAAAAAGGTAATATCATAGGAGTTTTACTTTCTCAGAAAGGATTGGGGTACAAGTATCCTCCATTTGTTGCATTTGATGATCCATGCAATTATGGTTCTGGTGGAGCTGGTTATGCCGAACTTGATCCTATTGATGGTGGATTAACGGGTGTTATTATCACAAATCCTGGTTGGGGATACATTGATGTTCCTGATGGATCTGATAATGATAATCCCGCTGACGGTGGAGATGGATCAAATGGTGGTGGGGAAGATGATAGTATCATCATCGAGTTACCTGGTGGTGGTGATGATGGTGGAGGTGGAACCATTGATCCCGGCCTTCCTGATGACGGTGGTGGAGATGACGGCGGCAGCGGTGGCGGCGGTGGTGGCGGCGACGGAGGAGGAGGCGATGATGGAAATGTCATTGTTCCTGTTGTTGGATGTTTAGATGGAATCAGTATTATTACTACTGGATATGGTTACGCTCAGGATGATACATTTGTTGTTACTCCACCCATGCCAGGTCTCATATTGGAAGGAAGATATACAGATTCTGGCCAATTAGTTGAGATTATTATTAAGGGTGAGGTATGTGGATGGGTTGAAATTCCAGATGTGACGATAAATAGTAAGACTGGTAATGGTGTTAGATTGAAACCTAGTATAGTTTTCACTGAGGCATCTGAATTTACTGTAGAAGACCAAAGTAGGTATAGTTCTAGTACACTTTCTGTCATACAATGTACTTCACAGACTAGAGAGTTGGTTGGCTATGTGAACGGTCAACCATACTATGGTCCATACCATATACATAAAGGAGTGAAGATGGTTGGTGCTGCTCATTCAGATAGACCACATGCAGTGATTTATGATACAGTAGCAGAAAGTTTGTCTAAACTAGGATCTACTGTAATCAGAAATACTACATCATCGAGTGAATCATCATCTTCAACAGTTCAAGAAGCAATTGATCCAATAACTCCATCATCTAATGCATTAAATATACCAACACCTACTACATCAACTCCAAGCACACCATCAACACCTAGTCCATCTCCTTCCCCACCTTCAGGTGGTGGTGGATATGGGGGAGGATACTAACAAATGAGCCAAAGAAATTACAGGTTACTAGATAACGAAAATGCTTCCATCATGTGTGGACCAGGAAGACATAGTGATACTGGTCGTGAATTAACTACATGGACTAAGGCTGGTAATTCAGATACCCAATGGAATAATGGTGCTAGAACTATTGTGACATCTGGTGCATTTAAAGAAGTATGTAATGTAGATCCAGCAGATGTTAAACAAAAAGAACAAGTTGCAAAATCCATATATTGCAAGAATGGCGATTTCGTGGTTGTTGCTGATAATATTAAATTTAAAGCAAAAAATATATACTTTGAAGCTGAAGGGTCAGGTCAAGATGGTCAGATCGAGTTGAGATCAAATGGAATCATGAGTCTCAACTCAAATGAAACTATTCAAATCGCTGGTGGTGAAGTTCAAATTGTCGGAGAAAAAAATCTGGTTCTTGATGCTACTGGATTCATTTACCTGATTGGCGATGTTAAAGGTTCTGGAGCTGCCAGTGCAGTAAGCAGTGTAAAAAGTCTTATTACTGGTCAATGGGGAACTCTGTTATCTGATATTTCTAAAACATTGAGGGTTTAAATTATGGCAGCATCATTAGAAGCACTATCAACTGGTAAATTCCATGTTGGTACGGTATCAAGTCAACAGATTATGGGATCTCCCATAAGTCTTAATTCTATAATACCAGGCACTTTTACTACATCTGGACCTTCTTATTTTGGTCAATGTCTTGATTTGGGTGGACTTGCCAATGCCACTGTAAGTATTGGACCAAGACTTGTTCCAACTGGACTTTTTGGTGTTGGAGTTCCTACTCCTGGAATTGCATCACTAAATGTACTTGGAGCTCCATTGGCACTTCAAGCCACTGGTGGAGTAAATATTATAGGTATACTTAATGTAAGTGGTATTGCAACGAAAGCAGGTGCAGATGTAAAAGCATCTGTAAATGTTACGGCAGGTGCTACTGTTGAAGCTGGATCAACTGCAAACGCTCAAAATAATGCTACTGCTGGTAATATCACATGTTCAACAATCACGGCAAGTTTTGGTGCGTTTTCTTCTGTTGCTGCACCATTCAAACAGTTTGATATTAAACACCCAACTAGAGGAGATGGTTGGAGACTTGCACACGCAGCATTGGAAGGCCCTGAGATGGGTGTATATTATCGTGGAAAGACGAAAGAAAAAACTATCAAACTACCAGATTATTGGATTGGATTAGTACATGAAGATAGTATTACTGTTCAACTAACACCAATCGGTAAGGCATGTAGCACACTTCATTTTAAAAAGATAGAAGATAATAAAGTCTATATTGGACACCAAGCATCAGAATTAGAATATTTTTACATTATTCATGGAGAAAGAAAAGATCTTGGTGATTTGATTATTGAGTATAAGGGAGAAAGCATGAACGACTTTGAAGACTCTGACACTAAAGTAAAACGAAATGGTGAAACCGTTATAGATAGTGGACATAAAGGTACAGAATTTTTACCACTCAATCCTTTGGGTAATTAATTATGGCAAAATCACCATTACAAAAAAGATACGATCAAGAATCAAATCAGTTAGATAAAGACGTTTCATATCTAGATACTAGAGTTGATGACCAGACCGAACAAATCGCAGATATTACTGTACTATCTATTCCAAGTGATACATTATATGCACAAACTGTTGTTGATGCCAACAGTTATTTGAGTCAGGCGGTAAACTTTGGGATTGTTGCAGCTGGATGTGGTTGTTCTGTTGCTGGTCTTGGTAGCACTGCATTTCTCGTAGGAACGGCTGTTACTGTTTTTTATGAAGTTGCCAGGGCAAAAATGAAAAATGTTAATAGTGACTCTTATGACGGGGACGCTCCAAATGATGACAATGGTACAGTCAATTTAACAAATAATGCTGGTCCCAATACAACTTTGAATCCAAATAATTATGGAGACGGTTATAAAAATGTAATTGAAAATTCAGGTGTAGGAACTGTGTTGCGATATATCTCCGCTACTCAATTAGTTTCTGGTATTTGTACTCAAAGTTGTTCTGCACTTTATACCGCTCAACAACAAGCTTTAACTGATTATAATAATGCAAAAGCAACTGGTCCAAGAGATGAATACGGTGGTCAATCAAGGATTGTTAAAGGAGAAGCGATGGAATATAGAAGACAGAGGTGGGCGTTTAAAAAAGGTAAAAAATTTTCTAAGGATCGTCAGGATAGAATTAAGAACTTCTATCCCAATGCAGGCCCAACTGGTATTCAAACAAGTTGACACATCATCAATAATCCTTTATAATATCTGAGTGTTTTGAAATCTAATGAAATATAATCTACCTGAAAAAAATAAGACAACTAAAGAAAATGTCGATGAGGCACATGAAGGATTATATTATTGCACAATGAATTTGCCTGAAGCTGCAGCGCATTGTGGTATGACTCAGAAAGAAATGAAAATGACATTTTACGAATATCTTAAGCATCAACCACCTATATGTGATATTTGATTGCTTAAGGGACTGTCGCATATTGGTTAATGCTCTCTGCTTATAACGGGGTAAACTGGGTTCAATTCCCAGCAGTCCTATTAGCTTCCTTAGCAATCTGGTGAATGCAGCAAACTCATAATTTGCCTAAGGAGAGTTCGATCCTCTCAGGAAGCATCAGGGTTTAATATTAATACTTTGAAAGTCGCTAAATATATCATAATGCAAAGCTAGCGACTTTTATATCCATGCCTCTTAGTAAACTCCAGAATTTTATTAAGAACACCGAGGGTAAGATTCTATATGTGAATCCTAACGATATCGGTGCCACTGATAGTATAGAAAATCAGGGTAACTCACTCTCTCAACCCTTCAAAACTATTCAGAGAGCACTTCTAGAATCTGCGAGATTTTCCTATGTAAGAGGAAACGATAACGATCTCTTTGATAGAACTACGATTCTACTGTTTCCTGGTGTTCACTTTGTTGATAATAGACCAGGATTTAGAATTAAAGATGATAATGGTACTGCAAAAGCAATCTCTCCAGCTGGTACAGAAACTCTCGCTCAATCGATATTAACCCTATCATTATCTTCAGTCTTCGATTTGGGTGTCGAAGATAATATGCTCTATAAGTTTAACGACCACAGAGGTGGCGTTATTCTTCCTAGAGGTACTGCTATTGTTGGTTTTGACTTAAGAAAAACCAAAATTAAACCACTATATGTTCCAAACCCAACAGATGACTCAGCTCCAGAAAGTGCTGTAATCCGTCTAACTGGTACTTGTTACTTTAGAGACTTTACTTTCTTTGATGGAGATTTGAATTCTCAGGTCTATACAGACCCTGTAGATTTCTCGGTCATTAATAAATCAGCACCAACATTCTCTCACCACAAACTAACTTGTTTTGGTTTTGCTGATGGTGTCAATATCGTTGAAGGTACAGGTCTAACTGACCTTGACATGTATTATAGCAAAATATCAAATGCTTTTAATGAAGCATCTGGTAGAAATATTGATCAGAAGTTCCCAGCTCAACCACTAGGATTCTCTAAGAGTAGAGTTGAATGGGAAATCGTTGGTGCGTTCCAAGCAGATCCAATTGCAATCAAGACGATTAAATCAGGTGATGGTGTAACACCATCCACTTTGATTACTGTTGAAACAAATGATCCACATAATCTAACAGTTGGTACACCAGTTAAGATTAGAGGTGTGACGCCTGCTGATTATAATGTTTCAACATTCGTTACTTCAGTTACAGATGCAACTACATTTGGTTATCTACTAGCAGATGCACAAACCACTCTGCTTGCCACTGGAAATGTCTCTGGTGCCACTGTAACGATTGAAACTGATACTGTTACTGGTGCGTCACCATATGTCTTTAACGTGTCTCTCAGATCCGTTTCGCATGAATGGTATGCTGGCTGATGGTGCAACTGCCTCTGGCTTTAGTCAATGGTTGTGGCACAGTTTACGGCCGTATCACTACAAAAAGATGACCGTGCTTTCGTTAAGTATAATCCAGTATCTAGAACATATGATGGTATTTCCATCACTAAAGTAACTGGTTCTCAATTAGCAACGGAATCTAGTTCTACGAACTCAAATACTGTTTATCACCTAGACAGTAGAGCAGTTTATCGTAAAGGATGGGAGACTTCCCACATTAAGATGGTGAATGATTCGATCATTCAGGTTGTGTCCGTGTTCGCTATTGGATTCAATGGACATTTCCTTTGTGAGTCTGGTGGTGATGCTTCGATTACCAACTCAAACTCAAACTTTGGCCAGATCGCTCTAATCTCTGATGGATTTAAGGCAGAGGCATTTACAAAAGATGACCAGGGATATGTTACTGGTATTATTGCACCACAAACGGTTCCACAAGGTGAATCTAATATAGATCTATTCACTCTTGATGTTGATAAAACAAAACAAGTAGGTATTAACAGTCATCTCTACCTATTTGGATTTACAGATCAAGATAACCCACCTGCAATTATTTCTCAAGGTTATCGTATTGGTGCCAGAGAAAATGATAATCTATTTGTCAATCTTACTAGTGGCGCTGGTTCAACTGCATATTCTGCACCAATTTTAATTACCGACAATTTAATAGGTGCAGCAACCACGATTGCAACTGGCCAAGGATCCAAAGAAAGAATTACTAAAATTGTTGGATTAGATTCAGAGGGTAGATTTAATTGTCACGTTAATCACAATCTTATCACTGGTGAAAAGATTCGTATTATAAGTGAAGATGGTGATTTACCAGAGAATTTAGATGAAGATAGAATTTATTATGCTATCGTAGATGGTATTAACCTTGCTCTATTCCGTGTCGCTTCAACTTCCAGTGATGCACTTAGAGGAGAAGCAATTACAGTTTATGGTGGAACTGGTTTAAGAGTCGAAAGTCGCGTATCAGATAAAGCTGCAAATGAGATTGGATGTCCCGTACTATTTGACTCAAATCAAAATAATTGGTTCATTCATTGTAAGGAAGATAATGATATTTACACTGAGATTGTCTCTAGAGGTGTAACAGGTATTGGTGCTCAAACCAGTGAAACATTTATCAAGAGACTTTCTGATAACAGATCTATTGGTGACAAAGTTTATAAACTAAGATATTTTGTACCAAAAGACTCAACGATCGGTAGAGATCCAGTAAACGGATTTATTCTACAGGATAGTAATAACACATCGAGTAGAAGTGATCAGGACTTCACTATTTCTTCTATTGATGTAGGTGATTTTGACTTCGATAGAAACCCAAGATATATTTCTACTTGTGCTACATCTGGTTCAACGGTTACAGTTAGAGTTGATAAACCACATGAACTATTTGCTGGTGATGTAGTTAAAATTGTTGACGTACAGAGTACAACAAACACTGCTGGTATTGCAAAGAGTGGCTTTAATGGTAAATTTGAAGTTACTGGTATCATTGATGATCTGACTTTTACACATGGTACTACTGATATTGATAATCTTGGGAGATCAACTGGTGATTTCACATCTGACATGAACACCAGAACTCAACTCATGGCGAGATACCAGAGAGTTGATAACAATAGAAATGTTTCACTATACAGATCTGAAGTAATTCAAAAGCATAATCCTGGTATTAGTGATGGTATCTATCATTTCAACATTCTTTGTGCCGATAACCAAATCAGTGAAGAATTTGATAACCTAAAGTACCTACCTAACATTGAGAAATATTATCCTCAATTAGATAGAGATAATGTTCTTGCAAACCCATTAGCGGCTAAGTCTTTTGCAAAGAGATCGCCAATTGGTGATGTTGCAGTTGACGATCCAGAAAACAGTATCACTAGAGAGAGTATTGATAAAGTTTCTAGAGTTATTGGATATGGTAGAACAGTTATTGGTTTTGAAAGAAATGATGTTGTTGGTATTGTAACTGTAACTCTAGATCGTCCACATGGTTTCTCTGGTATTGCGACTTATACAACATTAACTGGTGGCAGTGGATTCACTGAAGGTGATTACTATAACGTCAAGTTGATGAATGATGGTACTTCCAACTGGGATGGTGCAACATCTAGAGTCACTGTTGGATCAGGTGGTGCTGTAGAGAATGTTCAAATAATTAATCCTGGTTCTGGTTATGGTGCAGAAACTTTAGATCTTGATGGATTTACTGGTGCTGAAATCGCAGTTACAACTGCTGGTATCTCTACTTTCATCAATAATTCAGTTCAACTAACTGGTATTGGTAGCACTGCAACAAACGCTTATCGTGTTCTTGCAACTCCAGCAAGCAATAAAGTTTCCTTCGCTGTAACTTCAGGTGATCCAAATCCTGTCAATGATCAATATCTAGTTGATTGTGGCCGCTCTATTGGTATTAAGACTGTTAGTGCAGTTGTTGCAAATGTTCAAACTATTGAAACAAATGAAGCACATGGTTTAGTTTCTGGTGGTAGTTTCAATATCGTTGATACTAACAACAATAGTTTCAGTGGATTTACTGTTCTAGAAAGAGTTGGTATTCTTACGTTTACTGTTTCTGGATCAATCCTGTTACACAAACAACACCAAGATTCCTACTACCAACAATCTATGATGCAAAAGGTGGATCAATTGATGCTGATACAGAATCTATTGGTTCTAGAGTAACAAACATCTTCTTACATGATGATGCAATTCTTGGTAATGATCTAGGAAGTGCAGAATTAGATAACAAAATTATTCTACAACTTTCAAACTCTGGTATAGGAACTGCGGAGAGATTCCCGATCGGATCTTATATTCAGGTTGGATCTGAGATCATGAGAATCGCAGACTCAACCCTATCTGGATCTTCTAACAATGAACTTACCGTAATCAGAGGATATGTAGCTTCTCAAACTGCAAGTCATCAAGCAGGTTCAAGAGTTGGGAGAATCAATATTAGAGGTATGGAACTTCGCAGACCTTCAATTCTAAGAGGTTCTGGTCATACCTTTGAATATCTAGGTTATGGTCCTGGTAACTACTCAACTGGTCTACCTCAGGTCCAAAATATTACACTAACTGGAAGAGAAGAGTTCCTAACACAATCCCAGAAGAGATCTGGTGGTGTCGTTGTATACACCGCCATGAATAATGATGGTGACTTCTTCATTGGTAACAAGATTATCAACCCATCTACTGGTGAAGAAACAACGTTTGATGCACCAATTCCATCAATTAGAGGTGAAGATACTTCAGTTCTATCTGTTATCTTCGATGAAGTTACTGTTAGACAGAGATTACTTGTTGAAGGTGGTCCATCTAAGACACTATTGTCTCAGTTTGATGGTCCACTAAGAGTTAATAATGTTGTCAATATTACTGGCAATACTAAAGTTGATGCAAATCTAGAAGTTACTGGAAGATTTAGTTCTAGTGGAAGTGCTTCCATAACTGGTTCTCTAAATGTTGCTGGTGTTGGTACTTTTGGTGGACAAATTGATGCCGAGGCTGGTATTGATGCCGCTGATATTAACATTGGTGTTGGTGCTAGTACAGCAAAAATTATATCAACTAATGGCAAAAATCTAACTCTAGATAGTGCCACTGGTTTAACTATCATTGACGACGATTTAGCTGTTGATGGAAGTATCAGTGCTTCGGAATTGATTGTTCCAAACTTACCTCCTGTTGGTGGTATTATGATGTTTAGTGGTAGATCCACAGATATCACTTCTAGTGATTTCTGGCATCTCTGTGATGGTACGGCACTAAGTCAGAGTGCATATCCTCTTCTTTATGCTTCACTAACTGATAGTGGAACAGTTTTCCCATATGGAGCTAATCCATCTGGATCAACATTCTTACTTCCAGATCTAAGAAATAGATTTGGAATTGCCGCTGGTAATCTTTATGGTCTAGGTACAACTGGCGGTACAAAAGATTCTGTTACAATCTCACACGGTCATAATACTAACGTCAGTAATCAACCAAACCATGTTCATAATGTGGTTGCAGGTGGTACTCACGGTCATGAGATTCCAAATCAAGCTGCTCACGGGCATGAAACTCCTGCTGCTGGTGAACATACTCACGGTGGTGAAACTGGTGGGCAAGGTGGTCACGGTCACGCTGAAACTGGTAACGTAGGCAATCACGGACACGGTGAAACTGGTAACGAAGGGCAACATGGTCACAGCACAAATAATGGTGGTGCTCATAGACATACTTATTCGAGAAGAAACAACCAGGCTGAATATGGTAATAGAAACTCTAGATCTTCTAGAACTGACCGTCAGAATGTAAACACCAGTTATAACGGAAACCATAGACACGGTGTAAACAACGCTGGTAATCATCGTCACAATATTCCTGGTGGTGGCCAGCACAGACACGACATTCCCAACGCAGCCAACCATTCTCATAATATTCCAGATCAAGCAAATCACAATCACGGTGATACACAAACTGCTGGTAGTCACAGTCATGGTGGTGATGTTGCCAATACTCCTAATCATCAACATAACATGGGCAATGCTGGTTCACACGGGCATAATGTTGCGATCGTTTCCAATGGTCAATCTGGAACTAATAGAAACCTTCCTCCTTACATGGGTCTCTTCTATATCATTCGCATCAAGTAAGGAATCAATCCTAAATACATAAAAACACCATATCGATGGCAAATTTTAAGAAGGTATTTAATTTTAGAGAAGGCCTTCAGGCGTCTGATCAATCATTAGTCGTCAATGGTTCTCTGGTTGGTATTGGCACATCAGTACCAACCAAATCTTTTGATGTTAGAACGGAGGCATCATTTAGTGGATTAAGTACGTTTGCTGAAGTTCGTGTTACTGCTGGCGCATCTTTTGAAACTGGAGTTGGTAAGAGTGTAGTTGTTGGTAATTTTGAATTTAATCAAGGTATTGTAACTTCATTTAGTGGAATTGTTACTTATTTTGGTGATGGATCTAAACTATCAGATCTTCCAACTTCACAATGGGTTGACGTAGACACTGGTATTGGTGTTTCTAGTGTCTATAATGGTGGAAATGTTGGTATTGCAACTCTTATTCCACAGTATCAGCTTCAAGTTGGTGGAGATCCTGAACAGAGTGGTATTGGGATTGGAATGGCATATGGAAATATTTTTGTATCTGCAGCTATAACTGCTACTCGTTTTGCTGGTAGTGGAACATTCATAACAGATCTAGATGCAGATGAACTAACATCTGGAATTGTAACTCAAGCAAGAATCCCGAGACTAGATCTAGATAAACTTCCTCTCGTTCCAGACTTTAAGTTAGTACAAGATCAACAATTAACTGGTGTCGTTACTGCCCTAGGTGGATTCATTGGATCTGTCACACCCGAACCAGGAAGAAGTTCTGAAGCAAGAATTTTTGCAAATACTTTAATTGAATCTGGAATCTCAACATTCAATGAAGGTGAGTTCAAAGGAACACTTACTGCTATTGCATCTACTGCTAGAACTTTAACAGGAACTCCAGATATTAGAGTTGGTTTCGTATCTGCAAACATTATTGATGCTGGTATCGCACTCACTGTCAACAGAGCTGACATTGTTGGTGACTTAAGTGTTGGTAAGATCGTAATTACTGATGGTACTGATAGTTTCAAAGTTGGCACAGGTGGTTCAATCTTTAACATCACTGATGGTGGGGTGGGAATAGGTACAACCGATCCACAATCTACACTTGTTCTTTATCAGGCTGAAGGAACTAATCTAGAAATTCTCACCGAAAGTGGAGCTGCAACTCTAAATCTTGGTGGCGACTTAGGTATTGGTAATAGTACAGCAGAACTGAGACAAATAGCTCTAAGACTAGAACTATCAAACTATGCGAACGGTGATTATGTCTATCATTTAGGTAGAAATATTCCCAATGCAAATCTAGATGGAAACTTTAGATGGGTAAGAGGTGACGCTACCGAAGAGAGAATGACCCTTACCAAGGCTGGAAATCTTGGAATCGGTATCACAAATCCAACAGAAAGATTAAACGTTAATGGTGATACAAAACTAGGTGCAGCATTAACAGTTACTGGAGAAAGTGAGTTTCTTGATGATGTTTATATCTATGGTGGAATTACATTTAATAATGATGCAAATAATGGCGTATCTACTGCATTTCAATTTGACATTCTGAACAACTTTAATGTCAGTGGAAACTCTGTATTTACAGGTACAGTAGATCTTCCCGATAATGTCACCATTGCAAACTTAAGTGGTATTTCTACATTTGCAACACTAGATGTTCTAACAAATCTAAATCTTTTACAGACTGATTTCAACCACAACACTCAGACTGGAATTTCAACATACGATAATTTAAGCATTTTAGGGGCAATTTCTTTTAATTCCGCACAAAGTATTGATATTTCAAACACTAGTGGTGTTTCTACATTCTTTGGATTAGAAGTTTCTCAAAATCTTAGTATAGGTGGAACAACAACAACTCAGAACTTCCAATGTAATGTTGATGACGCTACTATCGGTGTATCAACATTTATTGATTTGAACTTAACTGGTGGTTTAGATACTGGTGACAGAATATATGTTGGTTCTAGTGTGAGCATGACAAATGATCTATTTGTCGGTGGTATCGCAACTGTTACTGGAAGCTTAGAAGTTGGTGGTGATGTAACGTTCAATGTTACATCTGGAATCTCAACACTTTTTGACTTAGATGTTGTTGGTAGTTTAACTGTTGGTACTTCCTTATCTTGTCCAAGTGTTGAAAATCCTATTGCAATTGGTGATACACTAACAGTCGGTGACGTTGGTAGTGGATTTACTTTTAGTGGATCTACTCTAGATGTTGTAGGTGGAGCTACTATTAGAATTGGTCGTAATCCTTATGTTGCTGGTAATCCACTAGATCAGGGTTCAATCGGATTCGCTACAGAATCTCCTGTATGTGCTGTTGACGTTGGGCTTAGAACTGATTCCTATATTCTACCACCAAAAGTAACGACAGTTGATAGAGATTTCAATACATCTCAACCTGGACGTGTTGTATCTGGTGCTCTTATATACAACTCTACATTGAATAAAATGCAATTCTATAACGGATCTGCTTGGGAAACTATCACAAGTTCAACATAAGATACTTGACAACACCTTGAAATATATGTATATCTGGCTTGTCCAGGATGATATGAGTCACTAGGCTTTATGAAGACTATTGAAAGACATCGTTATGATGGAGATACAATTATAGAGACTAGGGTTCTTGAGTTTGAGCCCTGGTCTTTTAATGATATTGAAGAAGTAATGAGTCTTATTCAAAAAGAACTTACTGTAGATCTATTGAAAGGAAAGAGATTGATGTACCCTAAAGATAAGGGTGTCAATAGATTCTATGGTCACTGCTATCATTCAACACAAGCATTATGTTTTCTTATCGATAGTGATGAGTTAGTATCATATAGTGGTGAAGATTATCGTGGTGAGAAACATTGGTGGGTACAACATGATGACATTGTATATGACTGTACTTCTGAACAATACTGGTCAGTGAAAGAGAATCCACCATATCATGTAGGAAAGAAAACTAAATGGTATGGGTGGAAAGGCAGGCCACAACAGGTATCTCTTGAGTTATGTAAGAGGGTTCTCGGAGTGAGACTCAAAAAAGATTGGATAAAGGGTTGACAGGTGGGGCGATCTGACCTATATTAGCCAAGTGATCGGGACAGGAGTTCAACTCCCGAGGTCATGTGTTCTATTCAATTCATTTAATGAATCCTACTATCAACATCTCTGTAGAAGTTCTTGCCATGTGGCAAAAAGTTCTGCTTACTGTAACAATCCTCTTGGTTTAACCGAAGAAATGTTACAAGAGTCTTTAGAGGCTGCACCACCCAAAGAATACACTGGTGCTCATTTCATGGGACGTTATATCATCCCACGTCAGTTTGTTCGTTATGATGAAGCACAACAGCCTCGTGATAAGAACAATGACTCTGAGCACGTTAATAATCTGACCAACAACTTCAATACTGTTGGTTATCGTAAGGAATCACAACCTCCTATTGCTTGTTTTGATTCACAAAGCACCAGCGTATACTCACTAAAAGCACAATCTGGTTATAATCGTGATGGTGCTCTGAACAATCTGGGTCAAGAGTGTTATATCTTTGACATTTATGAGTATGAAGATGAGTATGCTGAAGTGGTTGCTCGTAACGTAAGCAATCACCACAGCAATCCTCAGATGGATCAAAAGATCCCTGATTATGTAAAAGAGGTCGTTAACGCTAAAGAGCGTGGTCTAATTGAGAATACTCAAGATGCTATTGATGCCTTTGTTGAAGTTATTGCTGCTGATCGTACTGTAACGCAACGTAGCAAGATCAAGAAGGCTTCCTATAGTGAGTGTGAAGTTTTCAGTAACTTCCGTACTTATAATTCTACTGGGCATGGCAAGAACACCTTGAATGGTTTCATTGCTGCTCAAAACCTTGCTAAACAAGGTATTGAAGGTCGCTCTAAAGAAGAGATTCAGACACAGGGTTACATTGTATATTGCTCTGGTTCTGGTAACAACAAGTCTGTATGGGCTCGTGCTATCAGTAACTCTGTCAAGTATGGTGTACCTGTCTATGTGATTGGATACTCTCAGAATCGTGTAGATGATCTTGAAGATTTTCGTGGTAAGTTCATTGCTGATTGGAATGAACAGAAAGAGACTTGGGTGAAGTTTGCCATGAGTATCTTCGATGATTGTGGTGAGTTTGATGAGTCTCGTATTCAAGTCAAGTTGGCTGGATTCAAGGCGCAGTATATTAAACCAGATCCTAATGATAAGGGTCGTCCTACTGAACAGAACATCGTCGATATGTATGGTAATTCTATTCAGTTTGATCCTAAAGCTGACTGCATCACTCTGACTCAACCCTGAGTCCATGTGACAATCTGTAAACTGGTTAGGGGGCCCTTCACAGGGGGCCCCTTTTCTGTTATAATAACTGTATCAACGCAAGAGAGCATGACCGTCACCCTTCGCCCACACCAGCACAAAGCATTGAATGCGATGCTGGCATATGACAAGGGTCAGGTCATCATCCCCACGGGTGGTGGTAAAACAATGTGCATGATTCACGATATTATTGAGAATCAAAAGTATATTGATAATGGTTCCACTATTGTTGTTGTTGCTCCTCGTATTCTTCTGGCAGAGCAACTCTGCAAAGAGTTTCTTGAGGTGATTGATACTACTCACACTCATGTGATGCATGTTCATAGTGGTGACATTGAGTATTTCAGTAGCACCAAACCAGAAAAGATTGCACTGTTCAACAACACCGCAAGAGCTGCTGGTGAGAACTGCATCATCTTTACTACATATCATTCATTACATCGTCTTGTAGAGGCAGACATTGAAGTCAATACGATCTACTTTGATGAGGCACATAACTCAGTTCAGCGTAACTTTTTCCCTGCTACGGAACACTTTTCTGCTGATGCTGATCGGTGTTACTTTTTCACTGCTACTCCTAAGCATTCTCTTACTATTTTCAAACCAGGTATGAATGACGGAGCAGTATATGGCCAGGTTATTTGTAATGTTCCTGCTCCTATGCTTGTCAATGAAGGGTATATTCTTCCTCCAAAAGTTGTTGTTAAACAATTGCCACAAGGAGACTTCAAACTCACAGATTCACAGAATCTGCTAGAAACCATTGATGACAATGCCATCAACAAAATTCTGATTGCTGCACGTTCTACAAAGCAGATTCTTCGTCTCATCGGGCAATCTGATTTCACTGTGCAACTTCAGCAACGTGGCTATAACTGGATGTATATCACCAGCAAGACTGGTGCTATCATCAACGGCAAGAAAGTATCCCGTGAGGTATTCTTCAAGACTCTGAATCAGTGGGGCATGGATGACACTCGTTTTGTTGTGATGCATCACTCTATCCTGTCTGAGGGTATCAATGTCAAAGGACTTGAAGCAGTTCTATTCATGCGTAACATGGACTTTATCGGCATCAGTCAATCTATCGGTCGTGTAATACGTCTAGGAGGCGCTCAGAAGACCTTTGGAGTGGTTTGTGTGCCAGTCTTTGATAAGGTGGGTATCAGCACTGCTAGAAGTGTTGAGGCAGTTGTCAATACTGTATTCAATGAAGGTCAACCAGCAGTTTCTGTTATTCGTCGCTGATGTTATCAGATAA